TTATGTCTGCTTCTCCTTCCCATTTGTGGGGGGATATGTGGGTTTTATAACCCATCTGATTGAAGAATTTTTCACCTACATATTCTTCACCTTGTCTTGGGGGGGATGTATAATTAGATAATAAAATATGATTTTCATCTTTAATATGAGGGAGTTGTAAACCTAAATTAGCTACATAAATTAAATCTTGAAAATTGCCTTCTGCAGGTAATAAATGTACTAATGATTGTCCTGCTATAAAATTATATAAATCCATAAACTGTTTATAAGCTTTTGGTCTATTTATAGATAATTCTTTTTCTGACATTTCTTTCATCCAAACATTATTTGGATTATTTGTTGAGAATGTATGGGGGAAATTCATTACAAAACTTTGAATAGGTAACTGTGATGGTGTTTCTTTCATTTGATAACTTTTTATTAATATTCGAGTATAAATATACTAACTATTTACTAGGTATACAAAGAGTAAAAAAAAAGCCCCGCTAATGCGGGGCTTCTTAATTATTACTATTTAAAATCTATCGATTAAAGAGTATTTAAACCTTCAACATAAATCTTACCATAGAATTCTGGTCTTACGACTTTCTTAGCGTAACGAGTTAATAGACCTTTTCTTGGTGTGAAAGTGTCTGGATCGTATACTAATGGAGTCATGATTAACGGAATATATGGAGCAAATACTGCACCAGCTTCTAAGAACTGACCACCTCTAAAGCCCATTAAAATGGTATTTTCAGTCATGTATGGGTTCTTATAAACATTATATCTAGAGTTAATAGTACCAGCTTTCTGTACACCAAAAGCATACGTCATTTTAGCAGCATCACCATCAGAAGTACTAGCAAATCCTGGGATGGATTCGATAATTGTAGCTACTGTAGGAGAACATACTAAGAAATTAGCACCACCTCTAAGAGTTTTCTGGTGAATAATGTTACTTAACTTTTGGATTTTAGTTCCTAAAGTTTGGAACCATTGTCCTTGTGAGTTATAGAATCCTAAATCAGAATCTAAAACACCCGCAGTGTTAAGAGATAAGTTATTCTGTGCAGACCAAACTTCAGTACCAGCTGCTGCTGATTCGATTAACATATCAAGAATTTCTAAGTCAATTTCTAATGAAATGTACTCACTCATAATTGAAGTTAATTCAGCTTCAGCATCTAGAGAATGGTAAGCGTTTAAATCTTGAGCGAACTCAGGAGTCCAAACTGCTTTTAATTTTCTAGTTTTAGCAACGATAGCTTCAGATTGCATCTGAACATTAATTTGAGGAATTGTGATTGGGTTATTATTACCGTTTAGGTTTGTATTACCTTCTTCAAAATCACCTCTTTCATTATCTAATGTTTGTAATAGATATTTACCAACTATTGGCTTAGCAGCACCACCTAATGTAGCAACTACACCACTACCTACAACAAAGAAAATTTGATCAACACCAGCAGATTGAGTTACTTTTGTAAACTGTGGGTATTGAGCAGCAGTTCCATCTGTTGGAAGTACAGCAGCAGAAGCAGATAAATAGAAACCTCTAACGGCTCTAGTATCATAATCAGGGAATGAAGCAGCAGGAATTTGAATAGATACAATATTACCATCTACAACAGATTGTGAAAATGCTGAATCGGCATTGATATCTCTGTACCAATCAACTGAACCAGTTGAGTTAGCTACATTTAATTCAAATGGTAAAGATGAAGTATTGTTAATAGAATATCCAAATCTACCAGCACCATATAAACCACCCTCATCAGTATTACCAAATGGTAAAGTTGATGGGTTAGTTCCTACATTACCATATAATGATTGACCTGATGTAAATGGTTCTTTAGTAGTTCCATATTGGAAATCTAAATAAAATACTAGGCCAGAAGGTAAGTTCATTGGTTGAACCGAAACGAATTCTTTCGCTGCGATTTGACCAAATACTTTTCTTACCAATGGTAAAGCTACACCAGCCCATTGAGCACCAGTTCCAGGAGTAAATGTACCTGAACCTGCACCACCACCAGTGTTACTTTCTTCCATAACTAATTGCTTAGCTTGGTTTTCAAGAATCATAGACATATTGTTTTTATCGGTTTCTTTATCTAAACCTTCTAACAATCCTGTCTTATTCCATTTGTTGGCTAACCTTGCAGCATCACTTTGTAGTGATTTGTAAGGGTTAGCGCTTTCTAAAAGAGAATTTAATTGTGACATTTTTTTTGTTTTCTTTTTAAAGTTATTAATTAATTTGTTTTTACGAGATTATACCGGCCAATTTCTTGAACCTAGCAACCATCTCATCTGATTCTACAATAGGCTTTTTAGTTACCTTTGGAGTTGAAGTTAAGTTAGAAGCACTTCCTTTTAATCTATAGTTTTCACTAATTGACTTATTAGATTTTGATTTAATACTACCATCGATAGTTTCAAATACAAGTTTTACTTCTTTTACTGTTTCAGCTTTATCAAAAGCTCCTAATACTTTAACCTTTTGTGATTCAGTTAAGTTTTTACCACGGAACACTTTGTTCGTGTAAAGCAATTTAGCATTTAGTAAGTTAATTTCATTTAATTCTGATTTTAAAGTCTTAATAGTATCAAGAGCTTCTTCTAAATCTTTCTTAGAATCCATTGCTTCTTTCTTTAATGCTTTTTTTACATCAGCTTTTTCGTCTTTGATACCATCACGATATCCTTCTTCTTCAGCGTCTGTTCTTGCGTTTTCGCTAACGTCTACGGATACTTCTTCGTCGTCTTCAACTTCGATTTCTCCTTCATCGTTTACGTCTACATCAACATCATCTTCGAATGATTCACCGGCTTCAATTTCACCTGCGTTAACCATATCTTCAATTACGTCTTCGATAAATGCTTTTAAATCATCTTCAGACATGTCTTCAAGGTCGATATCTTCATCTTCCTCATCATCCATATCTTCTTTTTCATCTTTTTCACCATCTAAATAGCCTTCTTCTTCGGCGTCAGTTCTTTCATCTTCTTTGATGTCTTCCTTGTCGTCGTCCTTTTTAGCTTCTTCTACAGTGTCATCTTTTGATTCTTCAAGCTCATCTTTTTCTAACTCTGCTAAAATTTCATCTAATTCCATGTCTTTTTCTTCACGCATTTTTTCGGTTTCTTTTTCAGCTTTATTATCGCCTTTTTCACCTTTACGCATTACTGGATCTGACATTTTCTTTTCTTCAACTTTATCATCGTCTTTTTTTGCTTCATCAATCTCGTCGTATCCTTCTTCCATTTCTTCTTTTTCCATTTCTTCTAGTTTACTAGCAAACATGGCTTGAACTTGTGGAGAGAAAGCTTCTTCGAGAGCGACTTTAGCATTGGCTATAGCAGATTCTTTGACTGCTTTAGCATCAGCGATTGCTTCTTTTAAAAAGTTTCTGTTCATTTTTCCTAAATTTTTTGTTGGGAAACTACGTTTATTAAGAAACGTAATGGGGGGTTTTTATTTCTATTGATGTCATATAAGAAATGACATATTATGCTAATACATATATGAAAAGATATAAAAAGCGAAAAGACGCATCAAATAATTGAAAACGTCTTTTCTGGGGAATCAGGGGTAAAATTGTTAAATTAATCTATTGGGCAAAAACCATGTGAACAAAGTATTTCACCTAATATATTATTTACTTTTTTATATTTATCTTGTGCTTTAAATTCTTTACTTTCTCTTACTAAATGCATAAATGAATCTGGGTTGGAAGGAGTTGAAACAAAATCCCAACATAATAATTCAAAATCATCTTGTACTTCCATTAATTCCCCTTTTTGTTCTAAAGTACCCATTCCTCTAGATGATACTCCTACTGTAATACCACTTTCAACTAATGCTTTTAAAATATTTCCATTAGGTGTAGGTAATATTTCAATTTTACCCATTACATTATCTCCATCCCACCACATATCTGATATGTTATGAGATACATTTTGAAGATTAATTACTGAAGATTCTGGGTGGTCTAATTCACCCATAGCTCTATTTTCATCAACTAGTACTCTATATTTGTCAATTTCTCTTTCCCATAGATCTTTAGAATAGTATCTACCATTACCGTTTTTTACTTCAGCAGTAGCTAAAATTCCTTCAACTAAAGGTAAACCTCGCTTTGAACGTGATTCATTTAAAGTTACTCCTTTAGGTTTAAATATATGTGTTTCTATAAGTAATTGACTCATGATATCTTTTATGAGGTTCTAAATTTGCTTTGACCTGAATATGATTCTGGGTTGGCATTTGATTCTTCATTACTATTTTCGTTAGAACCTAGATTTGAATTATCATTGCTTCCTTCGTCAATAGCATCATCTTCATCAATCATTTTTTTATAAGACTTACCACACATTTTTTCATACATTTTTTCCATGCCCGCTTTTCTCTTTTCAAGAAGTTTTACTTCGCGTTGCATTTCTTTCATTTTCTTTTTATCTACTAATTCTGCTAAATTATCATCTTCGGTAACCATAGAAATTCTATCATTTTTACCTTCAATAATTTCATCTAAAGCAGCAATTTGTAATTCTAAAGTAGCAATTTTACCGTTTTTATCAATTTCAGCTAATTTGCTATCAGTTGTTTCTTTTTTTATAGTTTTCTTTTTTGCCTTTTTTGGCTTTTCACCTAAAGGTGAATTTTCATATAATTCTAATAGTGATATCATTTTATTTTCTTTTAATTCTAAGTAACCTGTACCTATTTCTCCTTCAGGAAAATCTTTTTTAGTAGCTTCTCCATACCCACCACCAACACCTGGGTCTTTAACCATTTTTCCTTTACCTAATGCTGGTGCGTCTTCTGTATATCCAATACCTTTAACCCCAAACTGTGCTTCTTCAACATAATATAAAGGATTTTTATCCATGTTTTTGATAACTAAATCAATTAACTCTTCTTTTGATTTATCTTTATTAGCTACATCTGTAAGTTCTGTAAAATATCCTTGACGGAATTGTTCACCAGCTACATTGTTAAGAAGTTTATCATCTTTATAATTATATCCTTTAGTAGGGGCTTGTAAATCAGTTACTTCCTTGGATGTCTTTTTCTCAATTGCTTTAGCTTCTTCAAGAGAAATTAACTCCATATTTTTATCAAATAATTTAAACCAATCTGGTGTTTCTTTTGAACCCGCTGAAACATATAAATTTTCAGATATAATATTTCTTTTAGATAAAATAGCTGTTGCTTCATCAAACCCAGCTGCGTTACGAACTAAGTTTGGGTATTTACTTTTTACTTCTTTAAGGAAAATATGTTTACTACCATTTCCTTTTTTTATTTGGTTGTATTGTTCTTGTAATGTTTTCATTTATTCTCCTTTTAATAAGTCTTTAATATCTTTTATATAGTCTAAAACTAAATCTGTTGGTTTTAATACTGAAAATGAACCTGGGTTTTCTGTATAATACAGAGACGTTTCATTTTTAGCGTTGCTTAACATTTTATAAATATCATTCATTTCTTGTTCAATGCGATCAAAAGCATTAATTCTTTCTTGTTGAAAAGAATCTGAATCATCAGCTTCAAATAATTGCTTAACCTCTAAACCTGACCCTTTAATTTTTTTTGGTACTAATTTATAACCAAATTGCTTTACATAAGCATTATCTTTAACTCCATTTTCACTTGCTTTAGGGCCTGGTCCTAAATTTGCACCTATATTTTCTTTTACTAATTTATCAATATATTTAGCTTGACCGGCATGTCCCTTAGAAGATTTCTTTAAAGACTTGCTCATATCTTTTAATTTTCTTTTTTCAGCTTTAGATAATTCAGCTTCATTCTTTTTTTCTTTTTTAGCTTTTTTAAAAGCATATGGGGTTGCATATTGCATTCCTGTACCCGGGGTAAATGTAGCTGATCCATCTCCACCACCGGTTGTAGACATTTCATCTAATTCTTCTTCTGTAAGTTGGGTTTTTAATTGAGCGTAAAATGCTGGGTATTCTTTTCTTAAATGAGTTCTAAATTTATTAAATACTTTTCTTTGTTCATCATATATACCTCTTAATACTTCATCATCTCTTACAGACTCGCCTTTCACTAAATCATTAGCTGCGTCTCTTGATAGTTTTAATTGTTTTATTAATTCTGAAAATGATGGTAATCTTATAATTTTATGCCCAATACCCCCACCTTCAGAAGTAGATTCATATTTAAAGTAAGTATCACCATCATCAGATATAAAATCTTTTGGATGCCACTTACCATATCTTTTCTCAATCCAATCTTTTAATTTTGGATCTACATTTCTATTTTCTGTTATACTTTGGTATATTTTATTTATAATATTACCCATTTGATTTTGTTAATTCTTCTATTAATGAATGATATTGTAATAAATCAACTAAATGGTCACTTTTTATATGTGATTTTTTATCTAATTCTTTTATTAAAGATGAAACTTCTTTTAATTTTATTTTAATAACTTTACTTTTAGTATTAGATATTTCTTTAATAATAGTTTCTTTAATAGTTTTTACTTCCTTATTATAAAAATCTTTTAAAGAAGGAGTATTATCTACGGATTCAATAAATTCTTTTAATATAAATTTTTGTTTATTGTTTAATGAAGAATATTTATCATTAAATTTTTCTAATAAAACATAATATGTAAGTGTACGAATATCTTTATCTTGTGATTTAAACTCTTCAATTACATCTTCTTTAACTCCTGTTCTATCTATATTAGTAGATGTTAGGTATTCTAATAATGTAACTTTATTATCTACGATTTGATTAGGATCAATTAATTTATCAGTGTTATAAGTCTCAACTAAAGTATAAAAAGAAGCTTGTGCCTTATAATCATTTAATTTTGTTTTAAATAAATCTCCAACATTATAAAAATGTTTTAATTCTTTAATTAAATTATATTTATCTTTCCTTATTTGGGTTCTATTAAGTCTTTTAGATTGTTCTAATACTGTATCTAATACTGTTTTAGCTTTAGATGAATCTAAACCTTTAGATTTAAATATAGTTTCATATAGTTTATATTCTTTTCCTAATTCTGTATTTACAAAATGTGATTTTAGAATATTAATAGCTGGAGAATCTTTACCTGACAAAGTTTCAGAAGTAATCTTTCGTACTATCACTTCAAATAAAATTCCTGTATTCCTGAATTTTGAATGTTTTATATACATCAATACTTATTTTTTTATAAATATATTAAAATTATTGTTCCTTAATATTTGATTCGTCAAGTAATGAAGACTTTACGTTATCTTGTTCAAATACTAATTTTTTTCCAACAGGAATTGATTTTAGCATAGATTGATGTTTAGCAAAATGACTATGATTGCTCTCTAAAGCTAGAGGGTTTTGATCAGAATCATTATAATCTTTTTTCATTCCCTTATTTCCTAGTCTATCTTTACCAAAATTATCATCTTGTGTATTTCTTTTTGATGATTTTTCTTTTGGTCTCCCTAATGGTGTTTTTTCATCCTTTGCAAATTCATCTGGTTTAGGTACATCCCCTGGGTTTGAATACATTCTTCCTTTACCATATAATGAAGCTAAATCATGAGGTGTACCATAAGATTTACCTGTTTCAATAGGATCATTTCCTTCTGCTTCTATCTGATCAATTCTAAACTTACGCTTAGCATCTTCTCTAATTAAATCTCTAAAGTCATCATATTGGTCTTCACTTAAATGGAACAAGTGATCATAAATATAATCTGATGGGAATAAATTGGTTTCAGACATTTGGGCTGCTAAATCCATTTTTTCTTTCATTAATGCTACTCTTTCTTGATCATATATAATAGATGGAGTAGTTAAATTTAATTCAAAATTAGCTAATTGCTCATCTCTATACCCTTGAGTATATAAATGAACTAATCCAATTTTATATAATTCAGATACAATTATTCTTTGAATTCTTTCAATTGTACGAGCAAATCTAATATCTTGAGCTGCTAAGGTAGCTTTCCCATCTGTGTTTTCATCATAACCCATAAATGCCTTTGGTACTTTAAGAGCTGCAAATAGTTTATCTCTTAAATACTCAACATCCGCAATTCCATCCCATTGTAAACCATTTGCACTTTCAATTTTAGTACTTGCATCATTACCTCTTACTGGTATGTAGTAATCTTCAAGTAAATTTTGCATATTATATCTTAAATTATACTCACCTGTTTTTTCATCTACATGGGGAGTACGTTTAAGTTTACTTAATGTTTTTTCCATAAAAGCATCTACCTCATTTGGAGGTATAGCACCAACATTCATATAAAAAATACGTTTTTCAGGTGCACGAACAATTCTATGAATTAACATAGCATCTTCCATTAACACATACTGTTTAAATAATTTACGGGCTGGTTCTATATATGACCTACCATAAGGTAAAAAATTCATATCTGTTAATAAGCGAAAATGAGCCATTTCATAATTATCAAAAATAATTGCTGATGGATTTACTGTTGTTTGTCCTGGTACATTATAATATCCTGTATCTGATGCTGATACACCTTCAGGGTCAAAACGGAATTTTACTTCATTAGGATTATTTACATCTTGTGCTCCTAACTCTCCTTCTAATCTTTCAATATGAAAAGCTGTATATGGGATAACATTATAAACACCAAACTTTTCAGCAATTTCTAATTTAAGGAAAAAATCTCCATATTTTGCTAAATTTCTTACCCAAGGCCAAAGATTAAATTCAATGTTTAAAACATCATAATATAAATTATATAAAATCTTTTGAATATCTTCATCTGGGGATTTAATAGCTAATACTTCTCCTTGATCATTTTTTAATGTACTTTCATCAGCAATAATATCTAAAGCAGATGCTATGATAGCATCAGTATCCATAGCATCATATTCTGAGTATAGTTGGGGTCTTAAATATTGATAATTAAATCCTGATTGTTGGCCCCATAATGAAGTTGATGAGTTTGAGTAGATTCTATTAAATCTGTCTACTAAAGAATTTGTTTCAATGTCCCCTGTTTGTTGGATTTTATTAACATCAAAAACTTTAAGTTGATTGCCCCCAACATTACGTATAATTACGTCTGTTGAAAATAATCTTCTTAATCTTGAAAATAAACCTTTGTCTGCCATGTTTTATTTATTTATAAATATTATAATAACCATTTTATATTATGAGATTTATCACCTACTTTCATCTCATAAGGGTTTTGTATTGAACTATTAGAAGAATGACCACCACTATATGTTACTTTATGTGATTTTACTGCTCCTAATGTTGCTCTTGCCATATCTAAACTTTGTTGTTGAAATTTTAATGATGTATCTCGTAGAAACATACCAATCCCAAATGACATAACCAAATCATCGTTATATCCACTTTGGGCTTCTGGTCTTCCATTTTTCCAAATAAATACTTTCATTTCTTCAATTAAACGTTTTGAACGGATTGTTACTGATCTATCACCTACAAATTCTCTAAATTTATTAATACAAAGAGGTCTTGTTCTCATAGACATAGTAAAACCTGGGACCATTTCAGAGCTACCCTCAAATACTCTTAAATAGGATTCTGCTGTAAGTTGGTCTGATTTTGGCGATTGATATAAATTTCTATATCCTCTTTCTATAATTGCATCTAATGTAGCCCACCCTATATTAGCATTTTCAACTACTAACATGGCATTATTATATTCAGTAGCTAAACCTGTTAAAAAATATCCAAATTCTTTAGGAGGCATTTGCCCTTTATATTCTGCTACTTGGGTATTAGTTGCTATATCCATTACATGGCATGCTGAGTAGTCTTTTCCATCTCCTCTAGCAACATCAGCTACAATCATATATTCTCTAGAATAATCAGCTGCTTCCCAAATCCATAAGTTTTGGTCTACCCCTCTTCTTTCCATTGGATCTTTAATTGTGGTTTCATTTAAGAATTCTATCCATTCATTATAAAATACAATATCCCCAGAAGTACTAAAATCACAATCACATTCTTGAGCTGCTAATCTAGGATCTCCTAATAAATCATCTTGTGAATCTCTCCATTCTTGATTTCTTTCAGGATGAACCCACCATGGAAGTTTAATTGGTAAAAATTGATTTTCATTTGATTCCGCATTTACCCATGTTTTATGGAACCAATTACCAGTACCATAAGGGGTTGATAATACAATAGCACCACCCCCTGTAGCTAGTGTTTGTTGAGCTGATGCCCAAATTTCTCCAATATTATCAATAAACGCAGCCTCATCTACTAATAGTAAAGATACTGCTTCTGATCTACCAGCATCACTTGATGCTGATGTTGCTTTTATTATTGAACCATTACTAAGTCGAAGTGATAATTTATTATTTTCTTCTGCTTTAATTGATAACCAAGAAGGTAAATTATCATACATAAATTTTACCTTAGTAACCATATTACGTGCTGTTTCTTGTTTAGTTGCGATACATAACACGTTTTTATCCTTATGAAATAACATTAACCACAAAGAATAACCTGCGGATAAAGTTGATATACCTAATTGTCTAGATTTTAGAATAATTGAATAAGGATTGTCTCTAACTAAATGTAGTGCTTTTTCTTGGAATGGGTATAAATTAAATTGGATTCTTCCCCTTTGAGGGTGTTGAATAAAACAGTATTTTTTCATAAAATGAGCTGGGTCTTTAGCACATCTTAAATATTCTTGTCTAATTACTTTTTTTAAATCTTCAGCCATTATTTATTTCCTATTTTCCAATACAAACGCCCCGAGATAACAGGTTTTAAATCTTGATTAATACCTAAACCTAAACCATATATTTGTTTTTTCTTATCTTTATATAATAATTCTCCTCCTAAATAATTTAATTGATCTGATCTTCCTTGTAATCCTAAACCCCAATAAAATTCCCTATTATTAAGATAAATTTCTTCAGTTATCATAGTTGTAGGAATTAAAATATCAGATTTAACTGTTCTACCCCAAATAACATTTTTATGTATTGTATCTGTTATAGTAATAATACCTAATGAATCTAAACTAATCTTATCTACAAAAACATTTTTAGCATAAAAATCTTTTAAAACTTCTAATGTATCAATAGGGGTGTTTACTAAAATAGAATCAATTTCTTTAATTATTTTAGTTCGCCATTTTGGAATATAAACTTCTTTTACAATATTTACAGTATCCCATTTAGTTTCTATTTTAGTAATAACCTTAGGTTCAATAGGTATATTATCCTTACTACATTGACGCATAAGAAGAATAATAACTATTAATACTACAATAAGTAGTGTTTGAATATTTTTAAAGAAGTCCTTCAAGTTCTTTTTTAATTTTGGTTAAATCTCTTAGTCGATTAGTTAACCTTTCTTTTTCAGCACCCTCAGCATTTTTCCATTTTTTAACTACTGATTTCATTTCTTTTTGGGTATCAGCTAATTTATAACCAATTTTAGATAATGGTTCTTTTTTTAATTGAGATGCTGTTGGTTCTTCATCTTCATTTTCCTTTGTAAGATCTTGAGTTAAAGCTTTGGTTTTTTCTAATTCAGCATTGTAAGATTTAGCAACCTCAACATCATCTGGAGTTACTGCTTCTAGTAATTCAAGAATTTCTTCTCTAATTGATGATTTTAATTCAGATTTTTTCATTATAGTATATTTTTGTTATAAATATCACGAAAAAATCGTTCCTTTAACTAAGTTTATACGTTCTTCTGTTGATCCCTTAATTTCAATTAAATTTTTCATTCTATGTCTATATTTAGTAATTAATAATTGAATATTTTGATCAATTAGTTTTCTATACTCAGCATTAGTTTCTCTAACTCCATTATTTTCAATTTCAACTCCCTCAGGAGAAACATAAAATATATAATCATATTCTTCTAACATATAAGATGCAAACTGACAAAAATCATCAGCTTCAAAATAATACATTGATTCTGAACATTTAGCAAAAGCCATTACATCAATAATTGTTCTATCTGTTATAATTTTATCTTGCATTAATTCACTAGCTCTTTCTGCTAAAAACACAGATTGACCCTTTACTGTAGAGTCTGTATTTAAGGGGATACCCATTTCCATTAAATATTTAGAACGTTCTGTTCTAAA